GCGTTCCAGTCAATGCAGGAGATGCCGACAAAACAACGCTTCCCGATCCGGTGCTTGACGTTACGCCAGTGCCACCATTAGCAACAGAAAGAGTTCCAGAAACATGAGTGGTAAGCCCAACCTTTCCGTAACTAGGCGCAACACCGACACCGCCAGAGATAAGCACGTTGCCTGTTGCTACGTCTGCCAGCTTAGAAAGGGCCGTGGTGCCTGACGCATAAAGAATGTCGCCAATGACGTAAGAGGATTGACCTGTTCCGCCCTTGGCTGCCGTCAGCGGTGCAGTAAAAGCGTTTTGGTTAACAATCTGAAACCTAGTGCCATCGTAAACAACGCTGACAACCTGCCCCGACAAAATATCGTTTGCAACAAGAGCTGTGGTTCCGTCTTTTGTAACAGCTTTTGCGCCAAGACTGTCGATGTTTAATGTAACCGGGCCGGTATTCGCACCTGCTGCAACAAAGTTAAAAGCGTTTCCTGCTGCATACGCAGTCAACGCAGGAGACCCAGCTGCAACAATCGTGTCAGCGCCTGAAACAGTTATATAAGTTGCGCTTCCAGATTGCACCTGACTCAGCCGCGCTGAGTCCGTTCCAAGAGTACCAACCGCGAGATTAGTAATCTTGAAACCGCCAAGGCTAATGTTTGCCGTAGGCGTGCTTTGACCGTCTTTGCACAAAGCAGTGCTCAGGCCATTAGCAAGGTCTGCCGTAAGCGCATTAAAAGCAGTGCTGGTAATGGTGGAACCAGTAACAACCGGCTGACCAGCGGTGTTAATGATAAACGTGCCTGAACCGTTGTACGACATTTGATTTATTCCTGAGTGTTTCTTCTAGACATCAAATCAGCCATGCGCTGCGCTTTTTCCGCCTCTAGCAAGCCCTGCAAAGTTCGATCATCCAATGGCCTGCCAGCAGCGGTTTTTTGCCAACCATAGCCGCCTCTTGCCAAGGTACGCCCGGTTTTTGTTCCAACGAGACCGGCAGCAAGCAATCCAGCAGGAATCGCTTTAACCCCAGTACCTAAAACGCCAGCAGTTGCCAACAGTGGAGCCAATCTTGCGCCTGTCTGCGGCAAAGTTTGAGCAGTTACCGACTTTCCAGCTTCAACCAATGGACGCAACGGACTGCCGCCGCCTCTAGCATAAACACCTTGATCCGCTGATTGTTTGATGGATCGTTCTACCTGAGGCAACGTAAAATCTTCTCCACCTTTGAATATAGCGTTTTCTAGCGTTTTGTAATTTGCATATTTAGCGTCAACAGCTCTTAAATTGTCCATCAAATTAGGAGGCAATTGAGAATCAAGCGTTTTTGTTACAACATCTTCAGCATTTTCTAGTAATTCACGTTTTGCAGAAGCATCGTTATCTGTGGGCTTTATTTTCCTAATTTGCAAACGTATTGCAGACCTTATATTTAATAGGTCTTCGCTATTTTTTATTGGCTTAGTAAGTTGATCTTTTAACCAGTTATTGACACTTGATCGAGTATCTGCGGTAGCCATTACAGACTTAGAGTTGACAACCGATTGAAGCTCTTTATCCATGCGAACATTTTGACCAACATTAACTATTACAGGCTTGCCGTTTTGCAATACCAACGGAAAACCATGAACTGTTTTATATGCAGGATCAAAACTATCATATGCAGCATCAAGCATTTCAGATACTTTTGTTGATTTCGGAATTACTGCATTGGGCGCAGCAGATTCTTGAATCAATGCGTGCCTCAAGTCTTCCTCAACTTGATTTTTTGGCGCTTTAATAATTTGACCAATTACCGGCACATTTTCAAAAGCAGTTTCTAATTGGTCAAAAAACCCACCTTTTCTTATTTGGCCGGGAGTTAAATCCATGCCTCTATTCAGCAAAAACTGAGCTTCAGGTGTCGGAGTTATTCCGCGCATTGATTTCAATACGGCAGCACCACCAGCAGGTGCAACACCACCAGCAAGGGCAGCAGCCAATTGAGCGCCACGCCCTCCACCCGACTCTCTAACAATCCCAGATGCGAGCGGAGATGCAACGGCAGGAGCAAACGCACCTTTAACAGAGGACAGAATTTCTCCGACTCTTTGCGCGGCAGGTGCAGCAAATTTTGTCAAAGCTTGACCAGCACCCAGCCCGCCAATAGCACCGCCAATCCCTTGCTGAATGTCGCCAACAACTCTTTCAGTTGCATCTTTAGGCTGAAGCTCACGGCCGCCGAGTTGCTCCATGCCCTGAATAAAACTCTCCGCAGGCTTCATAAACTGCGGAGAAGGCTTGCCGCCAACAAGGTAAGCGGCAGCATCATAAATTCGTGCAGGCGTGTCTGTGATTAGACCAGCAGTGCCAACAACGCCTTCTGCAAGGTTTTTTCCAAGGATTCCAACTTGGCGCATGGCTTCTCGGCCATAGCGCATAGCTTGGTTGCTAAACGTGTCTACCGCGCTTGGTGTTGCAGCAGATTTTTGACCTGCTTGAACGCCTCCAAATTCCTTTGCAATTTCGTCGTAGTTAACGCCGCCAAATTGCTTTGCAATGGCGTCATAATCTTGTTGATTAGCCATTATTGCGTTCCTACTCTTTGCTTGAATGCAGCAGCTTGTTCAGGTGTTGAAAAAACATAAGTTTTACCATTAGGCGCAACCACAGTGTTTCCAGCGGACGAAACCGGCTGATTAAAATTTGGAATTGTAGGTGGCGCAGGCGTTCCATAATATGGATTACTTCTGCTTAATTCGCCCTGCAAAAACTCAATGTTTGCTTTCTTTGTGTCATACAAATTTCGCAAAAGGGATTCTGTAACTTGTGGGTTTTGCAATTTAGAAGGGTCGCCGCCCAAAGCAGACATAATCCTTTGAGCATCTTGCTCTGTAACAACGCCCGGCCCAACAATGTCAGTCCTAAACAGACCAACTAATCCTTGCACTTGTCCTTTTGCCAACTGCGTGGCCAATTCTTCAGCTTTTAATGGATTGCCAAAAAAATTCTTGGCATTTGCAGAGATTTGGTCAGCAAGACGGGAAAATCCGACATTCATGTCTTTAACAGTTGAAAAATAATTATTCAACTGACTCAAAGCATTTTTGTCTCTTTCAATTTCTTGTCTGTATTTAATAAATTGAGATTGCGACAGCGGAGCGGCAACGCCCGCAGTAGTTGGCCGCGCATCCGGCGGGATGGGCTTTCTTCCTGTCGGAGTATCGTAATAATACTTTCCGTTTTCAAAAACGGACGCAACAATTTGACCAGTAGGCAATGCAAAGATTTCTCCTTTACTTGCCTTTGACCCGTCTTGTTTGTCTGCTGCCAAATCAATTTGAGCAAGCCTTCTGCGTTGATATTCAGTCATCTCTGGCTGTTCTTTCATAACCAAATATGCCGGATTTCCTGTTTCGCGGTAATTGGCAATATCAGATTGTGTAACATCAACATCTTTCATGTTGATTGGCGCAAACGATCCCTTGGGCGCTTCAGGCTTTTGCGTATAAAGCAGCTGTGCCAGCTGCTGTTGGTAAGGCCCAACGCCAGCGCCAAGTGCTTTGGGCAAAAGATATGATTTGATTTCCGATTCACTTGCAGGGCTTACAAGCTGTGTTTGATCCAACCCGCCCGGAGTGGATGAAGGAACCCGCCTTACATTTAGCTCACGAAGCGTAGTGTCATTTTGCGCTATCGGCAATTCAACGGTTGGACGACCAAATTCCTCAGCCATCTGCCTTGCCGCAGCAATATCTTGTTGCTCGAGAGCAGCACGCTTACTGGCAACGTCAGATAGCTGCCTTGACGACATATAAGACCTAAGCAGCTTGCTCAACCCGGCAACAGGGGACACCGGCAGCACAATCCCACCAGCAGATTGCGTCTGGATAGGCTCCATTGCCTGCTGTTGCATTAGCTCTGCCATCCGTTGACGGCGATCAAGCTCCGCAGCTTGCTGGCTGTACGAGCTAGGCGTAATAAATTTGACGTTTGGCATTTTATTAAATTTAAAGTTAGGAATAAGGTCTAAATCCGAGTCCGTATTCGCCAGATGTAAATACTCCACCTCCTTGATAAGTTCCGGGGAGTGGATCGCCTTCAACTAGCTCATATTGTTGAGGCGGCAAATTTCCATATGCGTCCATGTCAGCAATTGTTTGCATAATTGGTTCCCAATGATAACCGGGAGGCGGTCTATCTATGTATTGTTTTCCTCCCTCTTTGCCTAACGCATCAATTATAAAAGGGATTGATAACAAGCCCGCAGCAGTAGCAGCAGTTCCAAGCGCTCCAAGACCTCCGCCAACAGCAGTGCTACCAATGTTAGCCGCGCCACCCGTCGCTGCTGGAGAAACGCCCGTTCCAATTCCGCTCATCAACCCAGATGTATTAAGAGCGCCGCTACTAAGCAACCCGCTAGCGTCAGACACAAGCACTTGTCCTGCAGGTGCAAGTGCAGCATTCAACCCAGCAGCAGCAGCGGGAACACCAGCAGCCATTGCTCCAAAGGAACCGCTAGAAGTCGGCGCATTTCCAGCATTAACATTTGTCGGCCCTTGCTGTGACGCAGGGAGCGACGAATTAGGGACATCCAGAGGCGCAGACTTATCAAATCCAAGCAATCCGCCAACCTTAGACCCAAGCTTGCTTACGGCTTTCTGACCAAGCTCAGACCCCAAAGCAGCGCCGCCAAGCTCATACAGCCCAGCCGTGTTTGCGTTTTGCTGCGCCATTTGAGCGTTGTACCTGTTAAGCGCATCTGCTGCTTCCTGAGCTGACGCATTAAACAAGGGCGCAGGCTGATAAGTCGTGCCTTGGAACGAAGGCAGGTTAGGCATCGTGATCGGAGCAACGTCCCTCAAGGCTGCGTACTCCCTCAGCGGCTGATTACGCAGAGCAAGCTCTCGGTTAAGCGCCTGCTCGCTGGCGGTGTTGCCAAACTGAGCATTAGCCAGCGCCTGCCTGTATTCCTGTTCCTGAGCGCCAAGATCAACATTCAAGCCCTGCAACGCTGCCTGCAGCCTTAGATCGTTTTCGTTTTGACCAAGCTCCGTCATCATGTTGCGGTAGGCTTCTGTGCCCTGAGCAACGCCCTGATTGGCAAGCTCCTGCAGTCTTGATTGACGAGCTTGCGCTAATGTTGGCTCGAGGCGCGAAAGCATGGCCTGTTGAGCAGTCATCCCACCACCAACCGGCATCTTTGTGTAATCGCCAATTCTGGTTTGCACTCCCGGCCCAGAGTACGCAAATGGCGTTGCCATCGTCCTTGCAACATTCCCAGCGGCGGTTTCACCGGCCCCAGAGATAGACACATCCGAACGCTGCTGCGCCTCAAGCGCACGCTGAGACTCAGGCGTCAACCGCTGGGTGACGGTAGGAACGCCATCTCTCCAAGTAACCTCTTGACCGCCTAGCGGCCCGGTTACATTGGGATTACTCATCATGGCATTCTGTATTGCCGTTGAACGGTTTTCTGCGCCCTGCGTTCGTGCTGCGCCCGTGTAGTCCGTAGCAGGAGGTGCCGCCGTGCTTTTACCCATGATTTATAAACCTGCAGTCTTGTTTGGTTAATGTGTATAAAACCATGTCGCCATCAGCAGCGGCACCTGTAATCCGCGCTTCCTCGACAAAACCCATGTTTTCCACTAATCGAGCCGCTTTCGCATTTGCACTGCTTACCGGGGCAATAATCTTATCAACCCCACAAGTCACAAATGGATAGCGGAAAACCTCTCTTAAATACGTTGGCGTTAACCTTCCAGAAAACACAATATGGCAAACAATTGATCTGCCATTCCAGTCTTCGTAAATTACGCCAGCGATCAAATCGCCATTACGCTCAAGCCCAATTGCTTGAGAGCGTTCTTCAAAATACCCGCACTTGAGATGCGCTGCTGTCCAATGGCCCACAGTGGGGCCATCAACTAAACGCCAGCCCATCCCAACTGATAAACAACATCAGTAGCCGCCCATTCAATCGGCAAGTTTCTTGAGGTCGACTTAAATCTAATTCCACCACAATAGCCAATACCAGTGATGCCTTGCCAATTGTTTGTGATTACAGCATCAGAACCCCATGTCGACGAATCCCATGTTGCAGCATCCCAATAACTTTGAGCAGTTGATGGAGCATATGAAATCGCCGCAGAAGTGTCTGCAGTATTAAAATCAACATTCATGCCAATAAATACAGCAGGCGACCCGGACGTAAAAATGCTTGGCCTTGCTCGGGTAAAATACTTTTTAACCGCAGGCGACCCGTAGTAATTAAACGCTTGCAGGCAATTAGTCACAATGTTGTTTGTGTCGTCGATATATCCTGTTGCCCCAGTGCCTGTTTTCCACGCTTGAGCAACGTAACCATTGCCGCCAAAGTACGGATCGTCATTGTAAATTTCAAAGACGTTTGCAGACCATCCAGTAAACTTTGTCCAGCTCTTTGTGATGGTATTCATCACATACTGCTCTTGATTTGAGCCTGTCTGCACAGGAACATTAACCCAAATTGCATTATTTTTTGGGTTAAACAAAATATCCCAGCCAAAGTTGTCTTTATAAGACGATGTTGCAGCGGTAAACGCGCCTTGAATTTTGTCCGAAAGGTTAACCCTTGGATCTAGGCGCGAACTTTGAACCGCAGCCGCCAGAGGAACGAGTCCGTCCAGCGTAATAACAAGCAGGTCGCCGCCATACTTCAACATACAACGCTTGCTTACTGGAGAACCAATCGTAAACACGCCAACAAGCGCCCACGTTGCGGCAGACGAAGGATCAGTACCGCGATAAACAACAACTTCGCCTTGGTTCGTAATGAAAACCAAGTTATCGTCCATTCCGTATCCGGCATCAATTGTCCATGTCGATGCGGCAACGATATAACCGCCTTTCTTAACGATGGCGTTGAGGTCAATGTACTGAGCTGCACCACCAACAGAGAGAACAGGCAAATACCACGCTTTGAGCGTGTTTTTCTCAATAAACCACACTCTGTTTTTGAAAAGAGTAATGTTTGTCAGGTTTGTGGTTGTGACTCCAGTAATTGCTGGTACGGATGCGCCGGTAATCGAAGTCCACGTGGCTCCGTTGTAAAGAAGCGGGGCATCAACACCGTTAACCAGATACATAAAATTGCCGCCTGCCGTGGCAACATTGATGTATTCCCATCGTGCGTTCGTAAGACCAGAAACAACCGCAGCGCCGACCGCGCCAGATGATGTAACGTCATAAATTGCAGTGCCGCTAATGGCAAAAAGCCTGCTCGTTGTTGATCCGTTGTAGTTCATCAACGTCTCAACCTGACTGGGAAGGCCCGTGGCGTGCTTTACATAGCCACCACGCAAAATGACATTGGAAACCGTTGGAAACAGGTTTTCCATCTCATAAGCGTCTGTCGGCCCCATGTTTGCAATGGAGTCACGAGCATTCCAGCCGCCAACAGGCGCAGGCAAAGATGCGACGTTTGCTCGAGCTTTCTGAACGAGCCGCCTTATCATGGCGTTCCGTATCCGCTGTCAGGAATGTTGTCGTAACCGATCAGGACAGTGCCCGGACGCGGGGCAAACGACAGATTTGCTGCGCTGGTGTCTTGAGCAATCGAAGTCTCAAGCTCCATGAGGTAATCACGATAAATTGCGGTGGTGTCAAAGCCCTTAGCCTCAAAATATTTGAGCTTGGTACTAAGAACCATCAACCGATCAGGATAAACACAAGTGTCATTGTCAGACGTAAAGCTGTTAATGACATTACCGCTGGAATCATAAGCCCAGCCCTGACTGCGGTACTCGTATCCAATCAGCTCTGCCGTAGAACTTCCCGGCCAGATGCAAAACTTGTTACCGATTAGACGCCAACGAATTCTTGGGCCGGTACTGATATAACCCGACAGCAACCATTCCCATTGCTGCGCGTCTTCAGGGCCAAGAAGTTCCCAACGCTTTGACTTGTCCCAGTGCGTCCTTGGGATCATTGCAAGGTAATCGTTAGGAAATGCGTACTTTACCTTTTGAAAATTAACGGTGGCATTTACACCGCCAGCCTCGTTAAAGTCTTGGTTAACCGTGACTTGAGTCGACGAATCAACGCTAACGATGTAAGTAGCGTTTGGGATTCCATCTCCTACAACCTGATAATTAGTATCAAGCCCGGCAGTCGACGGAATGCCGGTAATCGTCCTGTTTGCAGTAGTCCAATTACCCGTAGTGGTCAGGTACTCAGTATAAAACTGATGCTGCCTGACCAGCTCACGCCAATCAGCACGACGAAGCAGCTCGTAACCACTTGCGTTCATCAACGCAAGAATCTGTATCACATCCTGATTAGGATTTCCGGCAACAGTGGCCGGTGTCGATACGCCCAGCTCGTTTGTCACTTGCTGGACAAGCTGCAACATTGTGCTGCCCATGTTTTACGTCTCCACTTGCTTTGCTGGACGACCGGGGCCGCGCTTCTGCGCCATAAGCTCGGCCATCTGTGCCTTAAGCTCTTCCAGTTCCTTACGAGTCTGGTCGAGCTCGGCAGAATTTTCCTTGCGATTCATGTTGGACAAGTATGCACGAGCGCGTTCCCGCAACCCAGTAGCGCCCATGCCAACCCGCTGCAACTGCGAATCTGAAGCCGTTGCAACCTGCTCAACAGTCTGAAACTTTAAAATTTGCAGCTCTTCAAGCTGCCCACGGTTAAACTCGTCAGGATAGTCAGAATGCCACTTTGCCAAGGGCGTTCCAATCTTAGGCGAGTCATCGTTCTTCATCTGAAAGTAAAGCCACTGGCGCGGAAACCGCTGCTTGTGGTCTTCACGAACCGGCTGCTCAATGATGTTTGTCTTGTCACCGGGAACGATGATCCGAACAAACGGCTTACCCTTCCAGTCTCCATCCTCGCAAATGTAAAACTCAACATGCAGGTGAGAATCAGCATTCGCAATATCACTATCAAGCATCGTAGTCTCCTGTGGGGATCACAAGTTGTTGACTTGTGTTACGGTTAAAATCACGGACGGAATTGCAGGAACGGGAGCAGCAGCGGACGCATGGGTTAACTGAATGCTTGTGTCATCAGTTGACCACATAAGCCTAAAATATTGCCCTGCATTTAACGAAACAACGAAATTCCATGCGGCAACGGTCTCCGCAGAAGTTCCTTGAATGGCAACAACGGTTGCGCTGTTTGCAACAGATGTGCCGTCAATATCAAGCCAAATATAAATATGGCCCGTTGCTCCAGATGCCTTATCAAGCTGTGTCGAAAATTGGATGTTGTAAACACCGTCATTTAACACATAAACCCTAGAAGTTGGGCTTCCTATATAAATGCCGTTTGATTCTGCGGTGCTGTTATAAGACATCGCATACGCTGTGTTTATCGCAGCCGCAGTTTGCGTAGTCGTGTCGTAAAACGAACCATAATGCAAAATCGGGATTGCGGAATTAAACCCTTGCAATCCTTGCCAAGCAGAATTGCTTACGGCAAAAAACAAGGCTGAACATCCGGTGTTTATCGTTGCAGGAACGCCGCCATCAATGGTTGTGGCAGCTTCATACGGATAAACCTTTAGCGAGTTTGCTCCGCTGTTTGTAATGTAAATAACTTCGCCTTCTTCTGTAGGCGGTAGCTTTACACCCGTACCGGATGCAACAGTGGTCAGGTTGTTGTAAACCTTAACAAGCTGAGTCGCGTCTGTAGAGGTTGTTCCGGCAGCAGATAAACCTGTTCCACCGTCACCACAAATGGCAACGGTGGACAGGCTATTAACACCGGACCCTAATACACGCGACGGGATCGTCATTACGCAGACAGAATGGAAACCCAAACCGTCGAGCTAATGCCAACGAACAGACGCCGCTTGGTCGACGCGATTGCAACGGACGCACCGCCATCAATGGTGGAGCCAGACTGCGGATAAACCGTCAGGCTGCTTGCGCCATCGTTAGCGACCGTCACGATTGCGCCCGCCTCAGCCGGAGGCAGCTTAACGCCCGTGGAGGCCGCAGTCGTGCTAACACGATTGTGAACCGCCGAGAGCGCCAAAGCATCGCCAGCAGCGGAACCCGTAGCCGTCAGCGAATTGCCAACGTCGCCGCAGATCGCAGTGGCCGAGCCGCCAGACTGTCCGGAACCCTGTACCCTAGAAGGAATTGCCATTCATTTTCTCCTATGGAGAGGGAGAGGATTGCTCCCCTCCCCCTATGGGGTTAGACAGACGCCTTGCCGAACCAAGCAACGTCGCCCGACACCAGAGCCACAGCGGGGCTGGTGTAAGAGCCACCAGACGCCGCCACGAGGAACGTGGTCGTGTTGATGTCGCAAACGCTGGTGGACGCCGAGATCGAGGCATTGGCCTGAGCAAGCACATAACGCTTGCCGTCAGAGCCAAACACCTGCGTACCCAGAGGGCCAAACGTCGGAACGGCAGTGCCAGCCGAGTTAGTGTTAGTCGGAACGATGTTGTTAAGGTCAACACCGATCAACGGGGTTACTGAATATGCCATTTTTCCTTACTCCTTAAGCAATCAGGACGCCGCAGAACTGCGGGCCGCTGCTCGTGAGGTTACCAGCCCAACCAATGAGCTTAACGATGGCGTCCTGATTGACCGCCTGACGCTCGCCGCCAATCGGCACAAAGTTACGATCCTTGTGCGGACGGAACATCAGGTACTTGGTGTTCAGGAACCACATGTGGTTCGCATTGCCCGAGCCGCTGTTGTAGCTCGAGGAACCGATACCACCGTCCAGCACAACGTCGGACGCCATACCAGCGCCGTAGTACTTCAGCGACGCAAAGCCAGCGCCAGCCATGCCCGAACCGGAGTCCGTGATGCGCTGGATGCTCTGCAGCGACTGCAGGTACAGACGATAATAGTTGTTATCGGCAATGATCAGATCCGGCTTGTCCGTACCACGGATAAGCTGAACGGCGACCGCATCCATGTACTGCTGGATGTTAGAGGCCGACACAGCCGCACCGCCGTTCGTCACGCCCGAGTACGACACCGACCGCCAGAACGACCACGTGGCGCGGTTAATGCCGCCGTACGTGCCCGACGAGGGCGCATCCGGCACCGCAGCAGCAAGGCCCGTCAGGTTCTTGCCCGAGTTGCCAGTGCCGTCGCCGTACAGGTCGCCGCTGATACGGTTGGCAAGCTGCGCCTCAGCAACCTGCATACGGCCATCGAGCAGGTCGATGATCGCTTCCTTACCCGTATTCTGGATCATTTCCAGACCCGAGATGGACACCGCCGCAGCGTACTGCGTGATGCTGAACTGAGCAGCCGAGATCGGGCTGTTCTGGGACACGTTCAGCACTTCATAGCCGCTATAGCTATTGGTGTTGTTCGTGGTCGAATCGTTGTACATGATTTCCTGCAAAATCACGTTACCGCCCGAGAACGTCTTCACGTTCCCGCGCTCCTTAAGACGACGCAGCAGGGCGTTGTTGTTCGTCACGTTGTCAGCGAGTTCACCCGACCGGCTCTGAATGTTGGTCGCAATGATGTCGCTGATTGAAGAATTGGCAAATGCCATTTGAAATCTCCTATCAGGTTAATTAAAGACGCTCATCTAGGCCGTCAAATTGCTCGGCCAGCAATGAACGTCGGTCTTGCGCCTTGGGAGCCGTGTTAGTTCCGGGTGTGGAACTTCTGACGCTTACCGCAGCAGAACGGGCAGCTTTCGCCGCCTTATTTAATTGAGCACTACGTTTCGCCGCTTCTTCAGCTTGTCGGCTTTGAAGCATTGATTCAAACAAATCATCATCTATTCTTATAGCCTTATCATAGGCTTCCTGCAATGTCTGCGCTACCCCGCTCTGTAGGAGCTGGATCATCGTCGGCCTTGCAGCCTCAAAATGCTCTGCCGTTTGAGCAAAGCTATCGATCTCGTTAAGCAATACCTGATTCTGCTGCGCTTCCGTTTGCTCCTCCCAAGAGCTTAACTTGCCCTTAAGCGCCAAAAGTTCGTTTTGGAGCGCGTAGTAATCAGGGGTTGCATGAGCGGCAAGGTTTGCATTTTCGCCAATATTAACCCCGTACTGCTGGGCAAGCTGACGGAAATAAGCCGCCCGCTGTTCAGGGTTACTGGTTCGCAAGGTGTAATCAGCCTGCATAAGCGACTGAATAGCCTGACTTGGCTGCAAGCCAAGGCCACGAATGGTCTGCTCATAAGGCGCAATGGCTTTTTGAATTTCGTCAGCAAACTGAGCCTTACTAATCAGCGGCTCAACGCCCTTCCGCATCTGTTCTTCACGCTGCCAAGCGTATTCCTGCATCCGAGGATCGGCGGTATTCCAAACTTCGTGGTAGTCCTTCTTCCACGATGAAGGCGGACGCTTCCAGACAGGCTCCTCAGTCTGGGAAACAGGCTCTGCCTCTTGCTTAACAAACTTTCCAGATTCGTCTCTTGCCTTAACAGTCTCAACAGGCTGTTCAGTGTTTTCAGCCTGCTCAAACTGCTGCTCAAGCAATTCGCGTCGATCTAGCTCGTCTGCCTTAACCTCTTCTGCCGGTACGCTCATCAACCTCTCCTGTGGGGATAGTTTGTAAATCGCAAGTCATCTCGCAGTTTTTCGAGAATTCTGTTTGCATCCTTGTGCGTCATGTTTGCCAATTGATGCCGAAGCACATCCTTTCGCGTGTCTTTCTCAACACGCACCTTGGTTTCCATGCTTTCATTGCCGACCTCAATGCAATTGTTGGCTTTGAGATGCCGACGATGTTGCGAACGACTTGTAATCATTCGCCCGTCAATCATTGACTTGTAAGGCTTAATATCATCTTGAACAAAATGATGACTCGGGCTATGGCGAGTCATTTTCTCAACCATTCGTCCGTCTTTGTAAACGTATGTGCGCTTCATAAAAGTAACAACACTTCCTCATCGTCAAGTTCTTGCAAAGCTCTAAATAGCTTTTCAACCTTATCGATGTCTTGAATAAACGATTCAAAATTTATTTTTTGAATTGTTATTTGTGGTTGTGATTTAGCAAACACCTCGATGTGTTCTTCTGCTAAGTCTTCTGCTAATTCCGGTCTTCCCTCAATGATGACTTCAAACGCATCAATAATTTGTTGCTTGCGAAGTCTGTTCTTTTTAACTTCTTCATCAAATTTTTTCTTTTTGCGCTTTCCGTCGCCGTCATGCGTATCAACTACAACAATTGGCGGAGGCGGAACGTAAGCAACCGCAATCGTGCTGAACGGAAATTCAGAAAACGATGAAAAACCAAACACAAAGTTAACCTTGCAAAATAGCTAGCAACGCTGCTTTCTGTTCTTCCGTAATGTTTAGTATCGGGTCTGGCTTTGGCTGCTCTACCGGCGCTGGCTCAAGAACCCAAACCTGCCGCCATACTCCGTCTTCCCCAAGCTGCGGATCTTGCTCGACAGCAACCATACCCGACTCACGCGGCATAGGAGTTGGAAGCACCAGAGGGATGCCCTCTGCTTCAAGCAAAGCCACATTTACGTTTGGCGGAATAGACCCATCTGCGTTCAAAAGAAATTGCTTAGGCATAAGTGTCCTAAAAATACGTGATTACTACCGCAAGCCCATCCCCGCCATTTCCCCCTGCACCGGAAGAATTGCCTGTACCATTTGTAGATGCCCCACCCCCGCCACCTCCGCCTCCCCACTTACCGCCATTTCCACCATTTCCAGCGATAGTATTAGAGGCACCCCCGCCATCACCGCTTTCGCCACCAAAAAATGATGCTGTAGTAAGGTCAGTGCCCGACGCCCCATTCCCAGCTACTGAGCTATTTGCTGGAGCATTCGTATTCCCGTTGATCCACGAAGGTGCCGTACTATTTGTGGTATTGCACCCCTGCCCACCAGCTGTAACGACGTTAGCTGATGTAATTGGCCCTCCATTGGCCCCACCACAAGCAGCGCCACTAAAGTTAGGAAAATTGCCTGCAATACCTACGGTACTGGCTGTACTGCTTGCTCCTAATGCGCCATCCCCTCTAGTCCCCGACATAGGCGTTTGGGGGGCTGCAGGACCAGTTCCACTACCACCAAACCCTTGGTTACCTCCTACGGCATAGAGATACGCCCCAAAAGAGGATGCCCCTCCGCGAGTTCCGTCATTTCCATTTGAGGTGCCCGTAGTTTGTGCCGCCCCTCCGGTTCCTCCTGCGCCAACTGTAACGGTAACAGTAGAAGTTAAATCCGTTGCATTAAATACAGAAACTGAAAACGCCCCGCCCCCGCCCCC